GTGTTTTCATTATCCATCTAGTGCAACAGTAAGACCAAGCGACATACCAGGCAGTGACTGCCAAGATGTGCCGTCATAGAACTCTAACTTTTTGGTTGTTGTGTTAAAAATCATGGCACCCTCAGTAACTGAAAGTGCATCTCTTTGTGTCGTAGTCAAAACTGGAGGGAAAAAGGCACCAGTAGTTCCTACTGTTCTTATTTCCGTCGCTTCAATTTTTCCAGTAGCACCACTAATCGTAATCCCAGTTCCAACATTAATTGAGTTGTTAGATGGATCTAATGTTATAGAACTTGTTCCAACTGTAAGGATACCAGTTACTCTGGCATCTCCCTGAACTAGTAGTGCTGTTGTTGCAGTGCCAGTTCTAACTTCAAGACCACTTCTAAATGTTGAGATTCCAAGCGAATCAACATGTTTAACATCTTCGTATGTGGCAATACCAGTAACGGAAAGATTAGTGACTGTCAGGTTTGTTCCTGTGCAAGTCTCTGCTAACTCAGATGGAGCACCTGACAGTGCTGTGCTCGCAATACCAACCCATTTCGCACCGTTGTAGATGAGTAGTTCATTAGTGCCTGTTGTTTGATCAAAACTTACATCATCCAGGTCTTTAATAAATCCAGCACCACCGCCACCAATAGTGGAGATTTGTTGTTGGATTCTGTTAATGAATAATCTATAGTGCTTTGAAAGATCATCAAGTGTTGCAAACTTTTGATCCATTGGTGTTAATGGATCAGGTTGACCACCTACAGATTCTTTATCTTCAGGTGGTTCATTTAATAAACCTTCCTGTAAGTCTTTGATTTCTTTCTGTTCAGTTTTGATCGTCATGACCAACTTGAACAGTTCCTTAATGTCAGTCTTTACATGACGAATATCATCATCATAATATTTGACCTCTGGTAAGGATGAGATCTCATTTCTAAGATCTTCAAAATAATCAAGCAATAACTTATCAGTCTTTACACTGTTTTCGTTGAAGTCATTAACCTTTTTGTCAATAGATTTCTTCAGTGAGTTATACTCACCAAGAATCTGCTTTTTGAGTTTACGGTCATCATCCTTAAACTCTTTATGGTATTCCCAGATACGAAGAGATGACTCACGCATCTCTTTCCAAATCTTATCTTTTTCTTCTTTGATCTTAGACTCGATTTCTTCAGATTTAGTATCGAGTTCTACTTTTGCTTCAAACTTTTTCTTATCAATATCTTCTGAGAGTTCTTTTAAGTTATAATCAACACGCTCTCTCAGAGTATCGATGGTGTCATTGACTTTGATAAAGTCATCATCAATAACACTAAATGTTTTTCCAATCCATGAAAAATCAGGGACTTCATTTATCTCATTAACCCATTTAGGAAACTTAGGAATAGATTCCTTTACAGCATCAATCGCCTCACAGATCGCAGTGATCTCAGCATCATAATATTTTACTTCAGGTAGATTTGCAACTTCGGTCTGAAGTGTATCAATCCTATCTTCAATCTGGTCTACCTGTTCGTCATAGTATTTGACTTCAGGTAGATCTTTGATTTCTGATCTTACAAGATCAATCTGCTCACAGATTGCCTCTACTTCTCTTTCGTAATATCTTACTTCAGGTACTTCTGGGATCTCATCTCTTACCTGAGAGATCTGCTCAGCAAGTTGCTGAAGTTCTTTATCATAATACTTAATCTCTGGAATGTCAGGTATATCTGCTCTGACATCGTTGATAAGTCTGACCAACTCTGGCCAAGGTGGGATTATGTCTTCTACTTCTGCGAAAGTCTCACCATTTAAATCTTCAATGGTCTGAGTGCTTTCTTCTATTTCTTCTTTCTCAATAAAATCCTCAACAGAGGGTAACTCCTCTTCAACTTCTTCTACGATAAATTCATCAACTGACGGAAGATTGCTATTATCAGCAAAATCGTCAACTGAGGGTAAGTCCTCTCTTGACATTTTATTAGTACTTAATACTGCGGGATTTCTCTCCCTGATTTATTTATTATCTTTACCAAGTCCGTCCTTCAACATTTTTGCAAGTTCTGCTGTAGATCCGACAAACAATGCGTTGTTGACAGTGGATGGTCCCTTTGTTACTTTATCTTCCTCAACATCTTTCAACTTTTTCTGAAGATCCATCAGTTTATCGGTGGCATCAGACACACTTTTGATTAACTGACCTGCAACTTCATACGCTCTTGGTTGCTCTGATTCTTGAGCAAGTTCAAGGACACCGTTAAGTGCTTCTTGTCCTTTTTCGATTATTGAGTAGAGATTACCTCTTGTATAGTCATAATCTTTTTTGATGTCATCAGCTACCGCTTTGATTTTGTCAATCTTTTTTTCGACAACCTCTGGTTGAACGATGTCGTTTGAAACATCAAAAGCATCGTTGAGATCGTCGTACTTCTTTGTCATTTTCATGAAATGTCTCCACTAAATCCAAAGTCGTCGCCCTCTTGAATTAGAGCATCATCAGCAGCATTGATAACTTTGATTGGCGATCCCTTGACGTGAGATACAACCGTTGTGCCGTCTTGACCTCTTGCAACGGTGATCTTATTACCAGAGATTGATTTGATAAACAGTTCCTCACCATTCAAATCAACATAAGTCTTTGCAGTGAGAACACTTGCATCATCAACAGTAAAGACTTTGTTTGTAATCGTGATGTCTTCTGATGTTGTTGTGGCGACTTCTCCAGTGTAATCCTTGATCGCTCTTGGAGTTGCAGTGTAAGTAATATCTCTCGTGGTGCTCTTGGAATCCCCAGAAATATAAGAGACTTTTGCAACCTTGATGATATCTCTCGTTGCAGAAGAAACAGGACCGTACATGTAGGTCTTCGCAGTAAAACGAAGAGTATAAAGAAGAACTCTTCTCTCTTTGAAGTCACCGGTATAATCATCTTCCATGGTGATGTTTTCTAACACCACCGGCACATCTCTTTTTTCTTTTATGCCCTCTACCAGTTCTACTGAAAGATTATACGCTGGTTGGAAATAAGGTAAGATCTGTTCAACAATTTGAAGTGCATCATCATTTAACTTACACATGATTGCAAGTTCAAACTGCATATTATATGGCACAGGCATGAAACCTTTTTTGGTTTCCTCTCCTGTATTTGGATCTTTAACTACAAATGTTTGAGTTGTGGTTACCTTTCTTGATGGATCATACGTCAACCCGGTGAACTCGAATGACATTCTTGGCAATGTCATTGCAGTTGATTTATTCAGATCTGGTGACTGCTCAAGTCTTGCCAAAAACTTTTGGGTTGGTCCGTAAGCCAAAGGAACCTTAGTAACACTAACGACACTATCAGATGCGTTAGTCGCTTTTATTGTCAAGTTATTGAAGAGAGTACCAAATCCAATGATGGTCCTCCTCAAAATCTCGTTATAAAAATACTCAAACATCGTTAAGGTTTACTAATAAAAACTATTTAGGGAATACCGAACGGATTCTGTTCACTAAAGTCCAGAATAGAATCTGCTTCTGTTTCAATAGTGATGTTATCTGCAAATCCATCATCTGCTGGATCAGTGCTAATAAGTCTCAGTTGATGAGTTGCTCCAGATGTTGAACCAACAATGTCCTCACCAACTGTGAAGTCTCCAGCGACATTGTAGATTTCAAGTTCATTGGTTGTAGAATCCCATTTCTTGACTCTTGCCGTCGTTCCACTGACAGATCCAGTGACGACCTCGTTGAATGTAAAGTTACCAATAGAATCAAGATCTGGATTTGCAATCGTGATTGTGGGTGCAACAGTATATCCCGCACCAGAGTTAGTAAAGTGTATTGCTGAGATTGTTCCTGCAGCACTGACGATTGCAGTTGCAGCAGCGGACACAGTTGAGACGCCAGAGATTGTGATGGTTGGATTAACAGTGTATCCAGCACCTGCATTTGTAATCGTTGCAAGACCAACAACACCAGTATTAATAACTGCAGTGGCTGCTGCACCTGCTCCACCGCCACCAATAAACTGAACACTTGGTGGGACTGTATATCCAGCACCAGGATTAATAATGTCTACTTGTTGAACTGACTTAAGTGCTGGGTTAAGATTATCAGTGCAAACTCTGATACCTCCAATAAAGACAGCAGTTCCTATGCCAGTTGTTCCAGTGCTAGGCGCGGAGGAAATCGCAACTCTTGGGAGAGAACTGTAGTTACTTCCTCTATTAGATACGACGAAGTTTTGAATACCTCCGTTAAAGAGAGATATGACCGCTGTTGCAGTGACGCCCGTACCCACCAGTGTAAGCGTCTGTGAGGGTCCTGTGAGGGTGCTGATGCCATCTTCTGTCTCTCCAGTCAGTTCACCTCCTACAAGGACATCATCGATCTCATCAATGCCAGTATCAATGAGTTCGTCATCAAGACGGAAGAGTTCACATCTTAGTTCATAGACGTAGTTCTTTTGTAGTTGATAGAAAGGTCTTTCGTGCTCAACATACTTAATCTCAAACAATCTATCACCAAGAGGAAAGTAAACTAAATCTCCTTCTTTTGGTCGAGTAGAAAGTTTGACATTTGTCTCATTCTTTATCAAAGGTTGAATGTAGTTTTCCCATCTTTCTTTTGATATAATCAAGTTCAACTCATTTGTTGCTTGAATACCAAACTTAGATAAAAGAGTTGGGTTGTCAC